CAAGTAAAAGGTGGTGAAGCAGACAATGTTGTTCTAGCAAGTAAATGTAATTTTCCATCTCATTTTGATAAAAAAAATTTACAAGATAAAGTAAAAGAACTTAGAGTGTGGTACACAGGTGCAACAAGATCAAAACAAACACTGCATCTGCTGGGCACATACCATCAATATAATTTTCCATTAGGAAAATATTTTAAACAATACGAGGCTAATTATGTCAGATAAAGATATGTTCGATGAAGTATTTCCACAAGACAAACAAGTTGGAGGATCTCACTATAAATTTTTTACCATTCAACCATATGAATTTATATCAAAAAATAATCTTTCTTTTTTTCAAGGTAATGTAATTAAATATGTTTGCAGGTACCTTTACAAAAATAAAATTGAAGATTTGGAAAAGATAAAACATTATTGTGATTTAGAAATTTTAAAACTTAAAGATGACAAAAAGAAAAAGTAAATTAATTATGTGTGAGAACTGCAACAATATAATTGCTGTAATTGTTCACAACCATACATATTATTGTGCAGATTGTGCACTATTCGAAATGGGAATACCATTTAAAAAAATAATGTCTATCGAAGACAAAGGACTTAGTAGAAAAAAACAATGATGTTCTTATACTCACTTGCACTGTTACTAATTATATTTGGTTTCGTAACTTTGCTTCTTTACTTTTGGAATAACGAAAAATGACACATCAATTAAATTTTATATACAACGACAGTGATTGGATCGCTCCTGCGGAGTATCCTGATCTATCACAAGCAAAAGAAATTGCTATTGACCTGGAGACAAAAGATCCAAACATAAAAACAAAAGGTCCTGGCTGGGCAACGTTTGATGGAGGCATAGTTGGTTTTGCAGTAGCTGCACTTGGCCAACAGTGGTATTTTCCAATTCAACATGATGCAGGAGGTAATATGGATTTAGCTATTACATCTGCATGGATGCAAGACGTTTTAAATACACCAGCTACAAAAATATTTCATAACGCTAGTTACGATGTTGGTTGGCTGTTGGTAAATGGTTTTACTATCAAAGGTAAAATTGTAGATACGATGATTGCTGCTGCTTTAATAAATGAAAATAGATTTAGTTTTAGTTTAAATGCATGTGCTAAAGATTATCTAGGTGAAATAAAAAACGAAACTTTTTTACAAGAGAAAGCTAAAGAATGGGGTATAGATCCGAAAGCAGATCTTTGGAAACTACCCGCAGGTTATGTTGGTTTCTATGCAGAGCAAGATGCAGGACTAACTCTCAGGTTGTGGGAAAGATTTAAAACAGAGATAAGTAAACAAAGTCTTCATGATGTTTGGGACCTGGAGATGGATTTATTGCCTATTTTAATAGAAACTAGAAGGACAGGAATAAGAGTTGACGAAGAAAAAGCTTCTGTGCTAAAAAAAGAATTCAAACAAAAAGAGTCTGAGGTTTTATCAGAGATAAAATCTCAGACCACACTAGATGTAGACATCTGGGCAGCTCGATCAGTAGCTCAAGTATTTGACAGAATAGGCGTTGATTATCCACGGACACCGAAAACCGATGAACCAAGTTTTACCCAAAACTGGTTAGTGAACTGTGATAACCCGATAGCGCAACTAATAAGAGAAGCAAGAGAAATAAATAAATTCCATTCAACATTTATAGACTCAATTCAACGTTATGTTCATAAAGGTAGAATACATTCAGAAATAAATCAACTAAGAAGTGATCAAGGTGGTACAGTTTCTGGAAGGTTGTCATATTCAAATCCTAACTTACAACAAATTCCTGCAAGAAACAAAGAGTTTGGAGATAAAATTAGAAGTTTGTTCCTACCTGAGGAAGGTAGACAATGGGGTAGTTTCGACTACTCACAACAGGAGCCTAGGCTTGTTGCTCACTACGCTGCATCCGTCAATGATAACTTTGAAGGTGCAGCGGAGTTTATTGAAGCTTACAAAAACGAGTCTGCTGACTTTCATCAAATAGTTGCAGATATGGCTGGTATAACTAGGACTCAGGCTAAAACAATTAACCTGGGTTTATTCTATGGTATGGGAAAAGCTAAACTAGGAAAAGAACTTGGTATTTCAAAAGACAAAGCAGAAAGCTTATTAAGACAATATGGTGAGAGAGTTCCTTTTGTTAAGAAATTAGCAACAGATGTATCTAGCTCTGCCTCAAAATATGGGTTTATTCGGACCATAGGAGGCCGTAAATGCCGATTTGACATGTGGGAGCCAGCTACCTTCGGAATGAACAAAGCAATGGATTATGAGCAGGCTAAGGCGATCTACGGAAATAACATCAGAAGGGCTTTTACTTATAAAGCTTTAAACAGATTGATACAGGGATCTGCTGCTGATCAAACAAAACAAGCAATGATAAAATGCCATCAGGCGGGATATAAACCTTTGTTACAAATTCACGATGAATTATGTTTCTCAATAAATGAGGAATCTGATATACATGCAGTAAAGGAGATAATGGAAAATGCAATCGAAAGCCTTAAAGTTCCTTCCAAAGTTGATATTGCCCTCGGACGATCCTGGGGAGAAGCTAAGGAATAGTAGCCCCTGCAACACTTGCAAGGGCACTAAGATTATTTTTGAGATTGAGGATCTTGAGATTGTTCGGAAGGATCCTTGTCCTTCTTGTTCTCCTTCTCCTTCTCTTCTTCGATCTTACGCAGCCTTTTAAGCTCTTCATAATATTTAGGATGTCTCCAAACCATAATTGCTCCTTTTATTTTTTATTTACTATTATACCATGGGTAAATTCTGCAAATTTTATTTTATTGAATAGTAGAGCGTTGCCTGCACCAGGGGTTTCATTCTAGATGCGACACAGAATGCTTTTCAGGAAAATTTAGAGCGCAGTAGTCTTGGGAAAAAAATTAATTTTTTTTTGCTAGTTTAACTAGCTATGTCTAAAAGACCTTTTTTTGCGTCTTCAACACTTTGATCATTAATCTTTGTTCTAAGATTTTTGATCTTGATATCGATCCACTTCATATCAGGTGTTACTCTGCCCTGCTGTAACGCCTGTGTTGCCCACTTGGACTCCAACTGAAGTTTTTCCGATATTAACTTTTGTAGTTGCATCTCGGTCAACCTCCTCGAAGGTTAGAAACAAGAAGTTGGGATCTTCGAACCCAGCACCAGGTTTCTCTGTTATATCCCCTGAGTCAACCTTCTTTACAAAACCCTCAAGGGCTGCTGTATCGTTCTTGGCCTCAAGCATCTCATCAACATATATATTTTTATATTTTGCTTGGACGCGATATAGCTTCATAAGGGATTATATAACACTTTGTGACATAAATGCAACTATGTGGTAATTTTTGGTTTTTTTGGCGGTATTATTAGGTTTTCTTTAGGTATTTTTACTTCTTCACATTGAAATTTTACAACAATTCTACTATTTTCTACATATTCTTTGTCATAATCTTCTTGAGCTTCTAGATTTCTAAATGTTCCATAGGCAATTCTGTAGCCAAATTCTACACATTCAGTGTGTGTTAAGAAGGAATGGCCAGTATAATGATAAGAAGGGCATTGACCACTTAACATACTGCACATGTACAAAACTACATAAAACTTAGACATAATCCTATATTATCCTATCTTTTTATTTACTTGCATATCCCATGAAAATAATTATATTACTCTCAATAAAACTATAACAAAGAGGAGGCCATATGGCAACAACAGACGATAGGCATAAGGACACAAATGATTTTCTAAAGAAAATGCAACCCTTAGTGCTTACACAAGAAGCAACAGAGTTAGATGTTGCATTAGATGAATTACAAAAAGTTTGTAAAAGACTTTGTGATCAACTTGATGATCTAACATCTAATATAAAAAAACTAACAGAAGAAAATGAAAGGTTGAAGGATGCATTAGGTATCGTAGAGTCCAGCCCCATCAAAGATTTGGAGAAGATACTAAATGAAAAATAAATCTGAGACTTTTAAAAATTGGTGTCAACAGGTTGACGAGATTTTATCTGGTTTGCCTGCCAATACAATGACAGGTATGCCCTTAGAATATTCTGATAATGAATTTCAAGATTGTATGCGAAAGCTGCAACAGTGTTCATTAAAGTTTGAGGACATGCCTATTTATATAATCAACGAAAAAGTAGCATCAGAACTTTGTTACGATCAATTGAAAGGAATGGAAGATGAAAGACCTGATCTTTAGCATGATTTTCATTGCACTCTTAACAATTCTACCAGCAAAAGCTTTATTATTTATTTTTGGAGCACTGGGCTACGTAATGTTCTATTAACCATAGGAGGAAAAAGATATGAACAAAGCAATACATAATAAGTTTTTTGAAACTACGGATTATACGAAGTTTAAAAAGACTAGAGGCAACAGGCCAGTAGATCCTGCGCATGTTGAACAATTAAAAAAATTAATTTCTGAAAAAGATTTATACGATCCAATTAGAGTTAATAAAAATATGGAAGTTGTTGATGGCCAACATACGTTGGAAGCAAGAAAACAACTTGATCTAAAAATACCTTTTATAATTATGGACTCAAATGATCCACTTGATGTTGCAAGACTTAACACAGGTAGAAAAAATTGGTCTATGAATGATTTCTTAAATCATAATTGTGCAAGAGGTAAAATGGACTACAAGATTTGTCGAAATAAAATGCAGCAATACGGAATCAACGTTGCTGAGATGGTAGTTCTTTTATTAAAACAAACTTCACTGTGGTCAAGAATCAGTAATGATTTTAAAACAGGAAGATTTGTAATTCCTGCAGGAGGTATTGAACATGCTGATCGTATTGGATCTCAATTGATGCAATTAAAAAAATACTTTTATGGCATGGAGTCTACCAAGAACAAAAGATTCAAACGTTCAATGGTGGTGTCATACATAGTAGCAGATAAGCATCCTAAATTTGATCACAAAAGATTTAAGAATGCTTGTAAGAGTAAATCTGCATGGTTTTTATCAGGTAACTCTACTGCTGATTACATTGCAATTATAGAACGTATCTATAATTCAGGACTAACTCAAAAGAGTAAAATTAATTTAGTTGAATTTTACAAAAGTAAAGAGTATCAAGAAAAATAAGGAGAAGTATGGACATCAATAAATGGAAGTCATGTGCAGTTGATATCGAATCATACACCATCATACGAGCAATGGGTCAGAACGGTTTTAGAAGACCTGGTAATATGATAGCAAAATTGGTTGATGATGAGGTCAAAAAAATAGCTAAAAAAGAAGGACTTAGCTATGATAAAATGAAAGAGAATTTACTATCCAAGGGGCGAAAGCTCATAAATGGTAAATAGATCATTAGGGTTGGATGGTTAACCTTTAAACCTAGAGGTCGGAGGTGGCGTACGGGAGACTAACGCCACCTTTTTTATTAATTACGCATAATTATTACCTCCCAGTAATTTCATACCCGCAAATTTTTTTAATTTAACTGTTGCAATTAAGTCACTTCTTTAATAATAATTAAAACGTATTCCTAAGCCTAAATGAAAAAGTGGGGCTTTCAAAACACTTTATTTTCATAGAACAACGAATCATAAAATTAACTTAAATATAAGGATTATTTTGTGGGTAAAGCTATTAAGAAAAGTAGTGAAGAAGCATTAAACAATGCGTTAGACAAGCTGGTGATGGTTTGTCCAAATAAAAAAACGTATGATGAGTTAACAAGTTTGATGTTTCAGTTGTATTGTGGAAATGACTTTGGTTTAGGAAATTTCAGTCTTTCTTTCCTTGATAAGATTGAGGATAGATGGCGATCAGGGCGTAAACGTGCTGCAGAATCTAAAGGCATAAAACTGGTTGTTAAGAATGTATAACCACGGTGTAATTTTTCCATATCAATTTCTTTTCCCACACCGTGGTTATGCTGATGAATCAAAGACCTAAATTAAGAGGTTTATTAAAAGAATCTGTAATTTTACTAGACATCATGTCGGGTGAGGAGAAATCCTATTATCTTGAAAAGATGTGGAACCTGTACGAGAGGGTTTACATAAAAAGTAGGATGACCGAGAAGACCAGAAAATCACGAGTTTTTAAAATGGATAAGAAAAAAGCTTATGAACTGTGCTCCGAGCTTACTAAAATTTTTAGGCATTAAATTGAGCTTAGAAATCACAAACCCTAAAAAGTTTGCTGAACAAAGGTTATTCCAGGCAATCCTGGTGCAGGCATTAGAAGATGCGGTTAATCCATCTAGTTTTAAAAAAGAAACATATCATAAGCACGATAGCCATGTTTGGTTTATGAATAATGGAGATGACTTTCAAAAGGTCTGTTGGGGTGCTGACATGGATCCTGATTTTGTAAGAGGTGAATACATTAAATTAGTTAAAGCGAAAAAAATTATTTTTACGAAGTTGCAAATGTCATGGATCCGTTATCGAAATTTATATAAGCGGTATCGAGAGGCTGGTAGTAAGGAAGAGAGAAGAGAAATTAAAAAAGAAATTGTAGAAGAAAATTTAAAAAGACTATCGTAGTCATGGTGGTCTGACATGTTTTACACCTGGGGGAAAACCAGAGAGCAATTTAAAAAAGTTACCCCCAGGAGTAATTAACCAATAGAATGTTTCATTAAGAATGAACACACCATCAGTGTACACGAAAAACGGATACCGGACAACGGAAAAGGGTAGTTTAGAACAATTCTAAGGTGTTGCAAAAATACCACAAAATATTTACTATATAGATATTCTAGAGTAGTGAGTAATAAAAAGTACCCCAGGGGGTAAAAGAGGTGTATCTGGTGTATCTAAAAGACTATTAGTCAATTATACCAACACTTTTAATCAATTTTAATGGTGTATCTATGGTGTATCTATGGTGTATCTGGGATACACCACTCTTGCGGGAACGCAAACAGTTGGTTGTAGGGATATAG